TACACCGATGAGGACAAGACCGACAGGCTCTTGGACGACGGACCTGGTGTCCAAGCGGCTCAAGCGCTGCTGAGGGTCCAGGAACGCAGAGCCAGGCTGCTCGGACTCGACGCGGCCCAGCATGTCGAGCACACGGTCCTCACCAGCACGGAAGTCCAGCGCATCCTCGACGAGGCGGAAGCCGCGCTCGCAGAGACGCCATGACGGATTTTGTGTTGCCGGGCGGTGAGCGAGGGTCATTCCGTTGCGTCGGGACAGCGTCTGACGCCGATATCCGCAGCGCTGAGTTCGATGAGTGGTACTACGGCCCCGGTCGTGCCCGCCGTCGCGCGGCCGCACTGGCGCGTCGTGTGGAGCGGGCGAACGCGCAGGAGCATTGGGAGCGAGACGAGCCAGGCCCCGTGGAACGCGCTGTATGCGAGGCAATCGCCTGCGCCGACGAAATGGCAGCCGTCATGGCCTTGCTGTGACCATCTACACGGTCGAGGACGTCGAACGCCTGCGACGACTCCGCGACGTGCTGCTCGAGAAGGAACGCCGAGCGCATGAACGCATGCTCGCGACGGTCTACGACTCGGAGTACCGGCGCAAGGCGCGACCCGAGCAACTCCCCCCCGAAGGGGACTGGACCTACTGGGTCATCAAGGCGGGTAGAGGGTTCGGCAAGGGCTGGGCCGGTGCGCGGTGGCTCCGTGAGCGAGTCCTGCTGTTCCCCGGCACCGAGTGGTTCATCGGCAACAAGGACTTCGACGACATTCGCTCGATCTCGATCGAGGGCCCGTCGGGATTCCTGAATGCGTGCCTGCCCGGCGAGATCGCGGGCTACAACCCCGAGACGGGTGAGTCCGCCGGATACAACAAGACGACGTGCCGCATCCGCATGTCGAACGGTTCGATCATTCACCCGATCTCGGGTGAAGTCCCGCGCAAGGGGCGAGGGAAGAACCTTGCGGGCGGCTGGGCCGACGAGCTGAGCTCGTGGAAGTACGAGACGGTGTGGACCGAGGGCATCGGCCCGGCACTCCGAACAGAGCTGCCCGGCGACCACCCCCGCGTGGTCATCACGTCGACGCCGAAGCAGACGCCGCTGTGGAAGCGGTTCGCGAAGAGAACCGATCCTGCCGTGGTGTTCACCACGGGCTCGACGTTCGACAACGCGGCGAACCTCTCAGCCGAAGCGCTCGACGAGATGCGCCGCACCTACGAGGGCACGCGCCTCGGCAGACAAGAGCTCTACGGGGAAGAACTCGACGACGTCGAGGGTGCCCTGTGGCACGCCGCGATGATCGACCCCTACCGGATCAACCACGCACCGAGCGACATGGTGCGCGTGGTCGTGGCTGTGGACCCAGCAGTGACTGATGGCCCGGACTCCGACGAGACGGGCATCATCGTGGCGGCGAAGGGACCGGACGGGCACATCTACGTGCTCGCGGACCGATCAGGACGGCTCTCCCCGATGGCGGCGGCCAAGCGGATCGTCAACACCTACGAGGAGTTCCACGCCGACCTCGTCGTCGCAGAGGTGAACAACGGCGGGGCGTTCATCGAGGCTGCGCTTAGGAACATCGCGGCCAACCTGCCCTACGAGGCGATCACAGCCAAGAGGGGCAAGGCACTTCGCGCCCAGCCCGTCTCGATGATGGCAGAGCAGGGGAGGATCCACCATGTCGGCGACCCCCAGAAGTTCGCGCGGCTCGAAGAGCAGATGCTCGGCTGGGTGCCGGACTCGGGCGATGATTCGCCCGACCGACTCGATGCGATGGTCTACGCCGTGACGAAGCTTGCTCCTGCCTCAGGTGGGAATGCGGATCGCACGATGGCGAGCTGGCTGCCCGAGTGCTACGTCTGTGGAACCCGCAACGCATCGGACGACAAGGCGTGCTCGGGCTGCGGGGCGCAGCTGAACAAGTCCGAGCCCGAGCGGATCATGGGCCTGAACACCGTGTGACAGCGTCTCGGAGCACCCGCGTGGCGCAGAAGTCGATCAGCCCACAGCGCGAGCACGCGATCACGCCACGCCTGGAGCGCTGGAACGTGTGGTCCGCCCACCGCCAGCACATCGAACGATCGTAGGGAGACTCCATGGCGCGAGCGGGGATCTTCACGCGTAACCGCGAGCCGGACTTCCAGGCTGCGGTTGAAAAGGCTGCGCTCGCCGTCGTCGAGGCGCTGATCGAGAAGTCGCCATCGTCCATGCTGGCCGGTGCGTCGCGCGTCTCCGCACTCCAGCCGGGTGCGATGGCGGGACAGCCCGAGATGGTGAGCCGCCTCGCGGCATGGATGGGCGCGAACCAGATGCCCAGAGGTGGTGTCGGTTTCGAGGCCTCGATGGGGCCCGCGGTCCCGCTCTCACCGACGCCGCTCGACCCCGTGGACGAGGACGGCAACGCCGTCCCCCGCCTCTACGAGTACCAGGTGGCCCAGAACCTCCAGCTCCGCGAGCGACATGCCCAGTGGGGGCTGCTCCGGCGCATGGTGGACCATGTGGACCTGGTCCATAGGTGCACCGGGCTCGCGATCGACACGATGCTCGCGCGCAACTGGTCCTGGACGCTCTCCGAGCACGTCATCGGCGAGATCATGATCGACCAGCAGTGCTCCAAGGCGAAGGCCGCCCAGATCGGCAGAGATCTCTACGGCCCCGAGATCGACCGGATGAAGTCGGCATGGGAGAACCCGTACCCCGAGGCGTTCAAGACGTTCGAGGAGTGGTTCACCGAGCTCATGTGGCAGCACTACACCTTCGATGCGGTTGCGATCTATCCCGCGCGCAACCGGGGGGGTGAGGTGATCGGCCTCGAGGTCATCGACGCCGCCACGATCAAGGTGCTGCTGAACGGCAGGGGAGGGACGCCACGTCCCCCCGCGCCGGCGTTCCAGCAGGTCATCTGGGGCTGGGTTCGCGGCGACTACCAGGCGTCACCTAACTCAGCGGGCGAGTTCTACAGCGAGCCCGGCTTCGCCAATGAGTTCGCCACCGCCCAGCTCGCCTACTTCCGCAAGACCAAGCGCACCTGGTCCCCCTACGGCTTCGGCCCCACCGAGGAGTCGATCCCGTGGGCGGCGGTGTACCTCGAGCGCCAGCAGTGGATCAAGAAGGAGTTCACCGCCGGGACTCTGCCTCGGGTCCTGTTCCAGACCGACATGGTGGAGAACCTGACGCCGCTGCAGCTCTCGGCGTTCAACCGCCAGCTCAACGACTACCTCGCGGGGGATACCTCGGCTAGAGCAGGCGGATCGACTCTCCCTGGAGGATTCAAGCCCGACTACCCCCCGCAGTTCGCCGAGAAGTTCAACACCGAGTTCGACGAGTACCTGCTCAAGCGCATCTCGAACCCGTGGGGCATCACCCCGACTCAATTGGGCGTCATCCCGCGAACAGGACTTGGTGGTCGGGGCCAGCAGCAGGGCGAGCAGGACTCGGCCGACATGTTCACCCAGCAGCCGACGGAGAACTACTTCGTCGGCTTGTTGACCGCACTCGCCCGTAGGTTCTACGGCTGCGGGCGGGAAGTAACCGCAACCTGCGAGGGCGGCGACACCGAGGAGGACACGCTCCAGCAGGCCCAAGCCCGCCAGACGGCCCTGTTCAGCGGCTTCGTGACCCTCAACGACATCGTGTCCGAGGACGGCCGGGCTCTGTACGAGCAGGAGGAGGCCGACACCCCGTTCATCGTCGTGCCCGGCTCTGGCATCCAGTTCCTGACGGGACTCGTGGACCAGCAGCGGGCGACGCAGGCCGCGCAGCAGGCGACGTTCGACACCGCGGCGAAGGGACCGACCAGTGACCCGACGCAAGCACCACAAGAAGCCCCGCCGGTGGTTCACGTTCAAGGCGGTGCGAGGCAAGAAGCACACACACCACCTGCACACGAACAAGCGGGGCCATCGCCACGAAACGGTGCGAGCCACGCGTCGAAAGCTGAAGTAGCCGAGCGACGCCGGTTCGAGACGTTCGTCAAGGTTCGTCGGAACAAGGGCGAGTGGCGAGACTTCCGCTTCGAGCACGTTCCGGACGATCAGGCGTCGGTGCTCAACAAGGCCGCCAGGGCAGACGTGGAAGGCACGCCGGACCCAACAGCGCGCGCGGCTAGGCCGCGACCCAAGGGCCACCACCGCATCGACCAGATCGAGGCCCAGTACCAACAGTCCTTCCGCGACGCCATGAGGGCATCGGTTCGCAACGTGGACTCAGCGATCCATGCGGGGATCCGGGCCGGAACCGACAAGGCCGACACCCCTGACGCAGAGGCGATCCGCGAGGCGGTCGCAGGAACACTGCGAATCAGTCCCAAGCAATTGATCGACCTCATCAAGCGCGTCTACGGGGACTCGTACCTCGTGGGTGCGCGTGCAGCCATCGAGCAGGTCGGGACGGGTGCATCGGTCGCCGGCGGGATCTCAGGTCTTGCCGCAGGCATGAACTGGGACTCATGGGTGCCGGGCAACGCCGACGCGGCCAACGCAGTCGCCGACGGGGGCCTGCTGGACCTGTTGAGTGCCGCAGACGTGACGATCAAGGGGATCACCGACACGACCGTCGACCTCATCGGCAACGCGATCGCCGACGGCGTGGGTTCCGGTGCCACGTGGCACGAGATGTCCACAGCCATCGCACAGATCACGGGGGATACCTCGAGAGCAGACCTGATCGCGGTCACCGAGTCGAACCGTGCCTACGTCTCGGGGTCGATCGACCAGTACGCACAGGCCGGCGTGGAGCAGTTCGACTGGATCGCCTACGACGACGCGTGCGAGGACTGCGAGGACGAGGAGTCGGGCAACCCCCACGACTTGACTGACGATGCGCCGCCCGAGCACCCGAATTGCCGCTGCACGGTTGCCGCGGTCATCGCCGGTACTGAACAACCCACGGGAGACTAGATGACCTTCGTTCGCAAGTTCCTGGCACTGGACGCCCTCGACAAGTTCGAGGAGACGCCCGATGGCGACCTCATCGTCTCGGGCACCGTTGCCACCGACGCCCTGGATAACGACCAGCAGCGCTTGGACCCCAACTGGCTCAAGAGTGCCCTGCCGGCGTGGTTCGACACCGCGGCGAACATTCGCGCCCAGCACCCGAAGGGACTCGGCGTGGTGGCCGCAGGGATTGGCTTAGACCTCAAGGAGACCGAGCCGGGCAAGTGGTCGCTCAAAGCCTTGGTGGTGGACGAGGACGCCAAGATGAAGGTCCGCAAGGGCGTCTACCAGGGATTCTCGGTAGGGATGAAGAGCCTGCTCGTCGACAAGGGCGACAAGTCCGTGCCGAACGGCTGGATTCGCGGCGGCCGGATCGTGGAAGTGTCGTTGGTGGACCGACCCTGCAACGACCAGACGCTGTTTGACAAGACCGACAACGTGCTGCTCGCCAAGTCAGACGGCGAGGACGGCCCGTTGGAGATCCCCGAGCCATCCGGTCCTCCGCAGGATGACGGCTCGGGCGCACCGGGGGAGACGCCGGGTGTCGCGCCCGCCCCCATAGGCGACGCGCCCGGCGATCCTCCGGCAGACAAGGCGATGAGTCCCGACGACCGGGTGTACTCAGCCATCCAGGGACTCGAGCAGGCCGTCGAGTGGGTGACCCAGGCCCAGCAGGACGACCCTGACGCCGGGGACGATCCCAACGACAAGGCCGTGG